CGTCCTACTTTAGTTCCGTATGTTCCTTTACCTGCTGGCATAATCTTCTCCAATAGTTAGATACAGGAAAAGGGAGCCGAAGCTCCCCCACCTTAATTACTTATAAATTAAGTAATGTTGTAGTAAGCACCGTTAGCTTCTTCAGAACGACACTCTAAAGTGTAGTAACACTCTAAAAGTTTCTGTTCAGCAGAAGTTCGAGTAGCAATATCAGTGGTATGAATTTTCTTACCACCAGCAAATGCTAGACCCCAAGTGCTGTAGTCTACAGCGTACAAAGTGTTGGCTGGCATATGCTTGTTAGGAACAACAGCAACAGGGCCAAACTGAGAAACATAAACAGCTACGCGAGAAATGATGTTGCCACCATTGGTAGAGTTACCGTTTAAGTTGCTGTCAACATTGTCAGCCATACCGCTTAACTCATTACGCAATGAAGATACAGTACCAGCAGAAGCCATAAGCTTTAAGCTACCGAAATCGCCAGAGCTATTCCAAACACCGTCAAGCAAGTTATCCATTTTAGTTTGGTTGATAAGGTTTGTTGCAGTGCCGCCAGAACCGATAACTGGAACAGTAGTACCGTCTGAAGCAGTGTTTTTAACAGCGTTAGTTGCAGCATTAATTTCTTGGTTAGTAAGGATCCAAGAGCCAAAAGAAGCAGAAACACCAGGAAGTGCTGAAGTACCTTGACGCTTAGTAGCACCAATAGTTGCAGCAACAGTTGGGCTAGTTAAGCCATAAGCGCCTAATGTTTGTTTCTCAACATCCATTTGAAGCTCTTTACCTTTCTTCATTAACTGATAAGCCATTTCGCGGCCAGGAACACCTGCACGATCCATGAATTCAGCTTTGTTAGTTACAACAACTGAACTATCAGCGATTTGAATGAAGTTACCTTTACGAGTACGAGTTGTACCAGCTACAGCAGCTATTGGATCTCCTGCTTCAACTACTGCGTTGTCAGAGACAGCAACAGCTAAAGTGTCAGTCAACCATTCGTGAGTATCAGCAGTTGCTTTAGTTTGCGCAATACCTGAAGTGAAAGGAGTCTGAAAAGGAGTTACGTTAAAGATTACGTTGCCTAAATCTTCACGAATGTTTTTTGCACCATCTAATACTGGTACTGAGGTTGATGTAATTGAAGCCATGTTAATTTACCTATTTATTTAAAAGAATCGAGAATTAAATCTACCGCAGAACTTTGAGAGTAAGAGCCATCGCTTTGTGTGGCATTCTTAAACTTCTTAGATTGTGCAGCAGCCTGTTTTTGTGCTCGACTCGCTGACGCGCCTTTTCTTAGAACAGTCTTAGAAGCTTTTTTCTTAGGAGCCTTTTTAGTTGCTTCTATTTGCTTCTTAGTGCTATTAGCCATAGCAGCATCGTGCAATACTTTAAGTACAATGGCATCTGTGACAGTAGACAGCATTTCTGCGCTACCACCAATGCTTTCAAAATACTCGGTCATAACTTCTACTTTCTGTGAAGCTACTTTCTGATCACTAAAGCTTGGCTCTAACTGAATTAATAACTCAGCCTGTTTGGCTGACTCAGCTTGCAAGTTTTGTAATCTTTGACCTTCATATTGCTCATGTACTTGAGCAGCTACAGCATTGATCTCTTGTTCTTTTTGTTCGTAAAGAACTCGATTCTCTAATGCCTGTTCATAAGCGTAAGGATCTGATTGTTTTAAAGCTATTAACTCTTGAGTGGTGTGAGTGGGTTTTTGCCCGTAAACCATAGCTTGTGCATACTCTAACAGCTTTGCTGTTTTTTCAAGAGATGCTCCTCGCTCTGCCTCAAAAGTGTTTCGCTCTTCAGATAACGCCTGAGTCTTGCGTGTATAATCACCTTGCATCAAAATGCCGCTTTTAATCTTTTCAATGTCATCAAGACCATTTTCAACAAGAAATTCGCGTGCATTGACTAGATATTCATATTCACCGTCTTCAAGCTCGATGTCACCAGAGAGTTCTTCTTCTCCGTCTTCATCACTATCTTCGGTTTCAACTTCTTCTAGTTGATCCAAGTTTTCGTCCACTTCTTCTTCAGAATATTCTTCTTCAGATTCCGCTTCAGCTACAGGTTCATTTTCAATTTCTCCTAAATCATCTTTAGGATTGATCATGCCCATTATTGCTTCTAATCCAGCATCCTGTGTAATGGGTTCGTTAATAGAGAGTTCCGAAGAATTGTTCTCATTGTCTAACATTTGTATCTCCTCAAAGGTTCGGTTTCCCGTTATCCTCAATTGTTAAGTAATAATCTTTGGTTTTTGTTCGTCTTTCATATCCAAGTACTGTTGAATAGTCGGGCAAGCCCATAACTCATCAACCTTACCCTCGACATCCTGCATTGTTAGCTTTGTAAAAGCTACACCTCGCATCCAGTTAAGTAAATCGCTAGATACGATGTAATATTCTTTATCTTGCTCGCTTGGCGAGACTTTCTCGTTGGTTTGCATACCACTCCATATTCTCTTTTAAAGCCTTAACTACTTTAACCTCTCTCCAGATATGCTCAACCTGATCAGGTCTTGATGCTCCAGAAAAAGCCCTGTACAAATTATCTTCCATTTCTTGAAAAATAAACTGTATTGCTTCGTCTTCTATAAGCCTTGCGGAGGCATTTGCCACCCGAATTCTTACATCTAGTTCTGCCTTATCACTAGGCAGGCTAGTTACCAATCTTGACTGCTCTCTCACTGCGTGCCTCCAGATTTATTTCAGCCACTTTAAATTCGTTATCATCTTCATGCTTCTTAACTTCAAGCATAAATTCTTGCTCTTTAAGCTCAAGTTCTGCTCTATCAAGCTCGACTTTAGCTTTCTCGATCTCAATCTGGGCCATAGTAGCTTCCATCTGAACTTGCTGAGCTTGCATAGCCGCTTGTTGCTCTGGTGACGGGCCTTCTGGCTGACCAGTAAACCCTGCACCTGGATCTGTAAAGTATCGCCCGTATGCTGCCTTATCATACAGCCTTACCATATCTTCTTGCAACTGTACAATCTGCTGCGGCATTACAGTAACACCTAAGCCACCAGCCTGAACCATCATCTGCTGAGCTTGCATAGTTTGCTGCATATGGAACAACTGCTCAGTTTTAGAGCCATTACCTAGACCAACTAGAACTGTAACGTCTTTTCGAGCATTCCATGTACGAGGATCAACCTCTACAAACTTATTGTTTAGCCTAAAGATAGACTTGTCATCTGCGTGAGCAATCTCTAACTCATAGACACCCATAAAGACTTTACGCAAGAATTCACCATACTCACGAGCAATCAAACGAATACGGGCTTGTCGCTTGGACAATACTTGGCTAACTGCACCCGCTGCTGTGTTGCCATTAAGAATGTCTGGATTGATAGAGTTATCTGTAGAGCCTACATCCTTTTCCAGCATTTGATCAGCTACACCCATCATATTGTAGGTGTGAGCGCCAAAAGAAGGCTGACTAGGGAATGAGATGGCATTGGGATGCTTAACTAAGTATGGAGCTCCAGGTTTACTGCTCATTACTGAGTCTAGGTCTACTTGGCCCTCTACGACCACAGGACGACCGTTATTTAAGTTGTACTGATTGTCTAACTGGTTACGCCAAAGTGTGCTCTTGACCTTCTGGATGGGTGCTGCGGCATCCGCTGGACAAAGACCTGTAAGCTTGTGAGGCATACGGATAGGAGTCCATAACTCAAAAGGAATCTCATCAACTTCTTCAATATCTAATACTGTGTTGCCAATCTTACAAACTTTAAGTAACTCATCAAATCCGTCTTCGTTACGATCTACGCGAATGTAAATCTCATGCAGGTCATAAGTGTTTGCAATTTGGTTTTCGTCACCATCGTAATCATCTGTATCAAAGTTACGAGCAATACGCTCAGGTGAGTCATATTCATTGTAGCCAGAAGAAGTTGACGCTTTGTCAATCTTAGACTCGCTAAAGCCCATCTCTAACAAGTCGCTTTTAGACTTTTGATTACGCTGACGAACAAATCGAGCTTCTTGTACTGTAGTGGCATTCCGGTCAATAGCAAACTCTTCAGGTGGAACGACTTCTACACGGGTAGAGCTTTTAGTCACTGTGTGTAGCATCTTCCCAGAATAATATATTGTCTGAGTAAGATCGTCTAAGTATTCCTCGAACTCAGTGATTTCCACTTCTGGATCAGCATCAAGTAACATGAATGATTCTTCAGATATGTCGTCAAAGTTGTGACTGGTTGTAGAGTCTTCCATAGCTCGCCAGCGCTTAATAACACCTTGACGCTGTAGTAAACCATCGATAAGACTATCCATGATATTGCTGAAGCCATCGTTTTGGCGATAAAATACATAGCGAATGTAGTCAGTAGCTTGCTGTGCTGCTTCAACATCCTCTGGACCTTCTGGTTCAAATCGTACAGTCTCATCATCAGCTACAAATAACTCCGCTATATCTGCTTTAATATTCTCAACGGTCTGGTAGACCTCTCGTGTAACAATACTTGAGTAGCCATCCCTTTCGTTGCCGTAAGACTCACCAAGATAGTAATCAAGTAAATCAGCACGAGTTTGCGCTGCATCGCTATCCATGTGATCAGAAACATTATCTTCATAGGAATTTATAGTGCTCAGTAAATCTTTGTTTGTGATCATTATGTGACCCAGTTGTAATTGCTTTTAGATTCCTTAGTTTCCCAAGGACGCCTTCTTTTTGATTCATCTTTACTTGGCTGTGACCATCGCTGGCTTTGAAATGCGTATCTAGTTGCTGACATTAAATCGTCTGCTTTATCAACAATCTTACCGTTCTCGCCAAAGTGATATGAGCCATACTCTTGCTGCCAATACTGACAACTTTGAAATACTTTAAATAACCCTTTCTCCATTGCTTGCGAGATGGCAGTAATACCTGGAGCTATCTTTATATCACCTTTAGATTGCGATAAGTCTGGTGGATTAGTAAAATGCTCAGGCAAGAAGTTTACACCTTCTTGTCTGTACTGCACCGCCATTGAATCACCACCATCAAATGTTCTATTGCCATCGTGCGGCCAAGCTATAGGTGGCTGAACTGACCTAGATCTAATCGCTATAGCGTGTTGCGTTGCTGTTTGACGAGATTCTCTGTACTCGTCTGTAATGTAAAAGCAGCCATTCTCTGGGTTTATTGCACCCCAAACAATAGCTGTAGGGTGATCAAACCCAAAATCGATTCCACAGATTCTATTCCAGTGAGCAGGTATTGTAAAATCTTCGACCACAAGTTTATCGAGAGTGTATGGAAATACCATACCTCTACCAAATACCGGCTGGCCTTTGGTTCTCATCTCCCGCTCATTAGGGAGATACTGGGCTAGAATCTGCTCTTTTGCATCTTCATCTAAGTGAGGAGCCTCATCCCAACCCGCTTGTACTAAAAACTGACCTTTCTTCCTATCATTCATAAACTGCTGGATAACTGGAGTCATTCCACTCTCTGGGGTAAACGTCATCATAACGAAACCCTTTTTATCCAGCGTTCGAGTCAAGCACTGAGTATATATGTTCTGTGCTGGCTGCTCATCTAACCAGATCCAGTCAAGCGAAGAACCCATGAACTTCTCTTCACCCATCTCGTATGACTTAAATGAGATCACTGACTCACCTATGTGAACGCCAAAAGCATTGTGAAACTTAACTACAATACTCTCTACTGCATTAGGTATCTGCGGCTTTCTAACTACATCAACTACGCAGTCTCTAGGTATCGCCCCAGAGCCACGCATCAATAAGTTTACAGGATCACCTAGCAATTCTTTTTGCAAGATGTCCCTTGTTGTTACTGTACTAGCACCCGCTGCCCATGCGTTGATAGGCTTGGTAAATCGTTTACCTTTCCACCAGTCTGGGTACTTACCCGTCAAGTGACAAGCGGTAATTCTAGCTCCAGTGTAAGTCTTACCGACCCTGTTGCCCGCCATTGCCAAACACTGATTGTTCTCCTCTGTAGCGCTGGCTAGTAGTTCCTGCCAGCCATAGGGAGTCCATTGTCCTATTTGATTAAATAGAATCCTCTCTTCTTTCTCCTTCATTAATCGAAGGAGCCTCTCTTTTTCAGCCTTGTTTAAGTTGTTTGACATTGGCAGATGATTCAATCAGTTCCGATAGTTGTTCATCAAGTTCTGCATCAGAAAGGTCTGATACGGTTTGTGTAACACTTAGTTCTTTAGGCTTATCATGGCCTGTTCTGTGCAGAATATCTTGAGCCGCTTTTAAACGGATCTCTGGTCGATTGTCTGGATCAACCATAATATCTTCTATAATCTTAGTTGCCAAAGAGGCAACCTGGTTTTCTTCAACTAGATCATCTCTTCGCTCTTTGATTATATCCTTTAAGTCTTTATATAAGCGATACGCATTACCGTTGTCCGGTGCATACCCCGCAAGACGGAAAGCATCCATTACAGTCATTTTTGTAGGATCTCGGCCTTCGTGATAACCACGGGCCATAAGATCAACAAATTTGTCCTGCTGCTTGGTTAGTTTTCTTTTCTTTTGTCGTTTAATCATTAATTAGATTCTATTCTAGTAGATGATCGTGTGGCAGATTTTGTCAATCTATACTCTTGAGCTACACGTTTGTTATTGATTATAAAGCCATTTGAATCAAACTGGTTTACAACAACACCCATTGATCTCCATCCCCGAATAACATCATTAACCTCGATAGTAACATATTCGTTTTCTTCAAGAGTTGGTGAAGCAAATACTTGTAGCTCTTGGCTTGGTTGTAACGTAAATGTTGCTGAAGTAGCTGCCACCGAAGTTGCTGCAATATAAACAACAGCTCTAGGTGCGTCTGGCCCAGGAATTATCGTCTGGTAGAACCCTATAACTGGCGTTGATGTATCATAAGCAACACCCTCAAAATCCAAAGTTAATCCTGAGATTGGAGTTCCCGCATCAATGCAGGGGCTAAAGCTTGTTAAATGAAAGTCACAATCTTCCCAGTTATGAGCAGAGTACGCAGACACTCTTGGATCTGGCAAAGCTCTTTGGTACTTGTCAGAATTATCTCCTGCGCCAATAACTACAGTGGTATCGAAGTATGGAGGTATATCTGTTGCGTCTGTGATAACCCAGTTGCCAGTAGTGTAGCTTAACTTATTAACGCTGTCGTTAAGTCGAGTGTAATAACAGTTATTTGTTACAGTCAAGCTTCCAGTAGTAAATGGAACAGTTTGCTGTATAGCTCCTGATTCGCCTCCTATAACTAAAGTATTGCGAAGCGATACAACAGCCGCATTAGATGTGTTCCGAAGACCTAGATGTGTATTGTGAAAAACACAATTAGCCACATCTACATTAGCTGCTGCTGTTAGGCTTACAGATCTATGAGATTGAGTTATCAAGCAATTGCGAACCGTTACTATGGAGCTGCTGCTTGATGCTACAAGAGCAGAAAACTCAGATAATCCTATTACACAATTCTCTATGGTTGCACGCGATCTAACAATAAAAGCATCTTGATTGCCATATAAGATATGCAAGCCTTTAAATGTTTGATGATTAAAGGCTATATTGACGTAATTAAGTTCTGTTGAAATTATAACCTCATGTGAAGTTGCAACGCCATCTGAAGGTCGGAAGTAAAATGTGCTATAACCTAAGCTGTCGGCATCGCCGTAACCAAACTCGCCAGAGTCAAGCGCACCGACAACGGGCGCATCACCATTAGCTGCTGTTGCTCCTAACTGCTCTAGTTTTTTATTAGCACCCGCAACAGAAGCTCCTCGGTAATAACCATCAACCGTAGCGGTCTCAACACTTATAGATGGGTTTGAGCCATTTGCCAATGTTAAATAAAATACATCTGCTTGTGAAGATGATTGCCACGCATAAGTAGAATCGAGATTAACATTAACGGCAGATAGTAAGCGCCCTTGAGTCTTTCCAGCCCATTGCTGCCAGACGTTATTGTTATTTAGTGCGCCCTGCTTTAAGCCATTAAATTGTTGGGTTAAGTAGTGATCGCCAGCGATGTTAATAACATTGTTCCCGCCTGAGTCTAAGTCGCCAGCCACTAAAGTTTCAAAATTTAAATATGGGTTTGCTTCAGATCCATTATTGCCTGTTGCTGTGGACGTTGAGTCTATATATATTGTTTGAGCCATTACTTATCCCTTAATTAGATTCTATTCGTGTAGATACTTGAGTAGTTGACTTGGTAACTCTGTATCCTTGAGCTACACGTTTATTGTTAACTATAAAGCCGCTAGTGTCGTCTGAGTTAATAACAATACCCATAGTACGCCAGCCTAAGCTTACATCATTTACCTCGATCTTAACAAACTCATCAGCTCCTAGTCTTGGCGCTGCAAAGATCTCTAGTCTTTGGCTTGGCTGTAATGTAAACGCAGATGAAGTAGCTGCTGTTGCTTGTGAAGCTATGTATGTTACAGCTCTTGAGGGCGCTGATCCAGCTCCCGAAGTAATAACGCTTGTTATTGTGTTATCAATATTTGCACTTGTTTCGTCTGTTGATTTCCAGCTCGCTATAGATACAGAAGTCTGACCAGCGCCACCAGCATCTTTTGTGCAAGGTGTTGCTTTAGTAAAGTCATCAGCGTTTGCATAAGTGTTAGATGCAAAAGTAGCAGTGCTGTTTTCAGCCACCTGAATTAAGCCTAATGTAGATTTGGTTGCATCAGATATTTGAATTGCATTTGACTGTATTAATGCACCAGTGCTGTTTTTTGTTGGCGACTGAGTATCATCAGCAATAACAAGCAAAACTGAACCAGAACAGTCTGGAGTAACCTCTAAAATGTTTCCGTAAAAAGTTGTGTTTGTAACGCCTTTTGCTTGAATCCCTGAGCCAACATTAGCAGCAGTAGATCCAAAGTTTCTTATGATGTTTCCGTAATGTCCGCCACCAATAGTTCCCTTGCAAAGTAATCCTAACCCACCATTAGAGACAATGTTAAATGAACTGTTGCAATCAGTCTGATGACCAAAGAATATAGAGTGACCAGTAGAGTTTCTGAAAACTTCACTGGCATCCATTCTATTGTTTGTCATTGTTCCTTTGTTTGCCTTGTGATCTAAGGCAGCGTCACTTCCATCGTGACCAAAGCGAATCATAAACCCGCCAGTAGTGTCAATGTACCCTGTATTGTTTCTCACAATGCAATTGTTTGCGGTTAATGTTGCTATATCGCAATCAACAACAATTAATGATCCGGTGCCATTTGTCGAGTCTGCATAACAATTTACATTATTTGATTCTATTAATGCGCCATCAATGTTTAAAACTCTTATCATTGGGTGCTCAATTTGACTTACCGATGACGAAAGAGTACAAGTTATATTATTGTTTCTTACAATTGCTGTACAATTTGCTGCTCCAGCAGAAAGGTAAATTGGAGACTCTCCGTTAGTCTTACCGGTAATAGTTATAGTATTGGCTTCAACTAAAGCATCTCCCTCTCCAAGAGTAATAGCTTTTATCAAGCCCCTAGTAGATACTCCAGTTAAAGTGTTTCCTTTTACTGTTATATTAGCTTTTGTAAGTGAGTTGCTAACATAAATCCCAAAAATAACATTATTCTTAAATGTATTGTTTTCGCATACTACTGTGCAAGCGCTTGCTCCGTTATTTGCAACCCAGACTCCGTAGTTTGGAACCGCTGTCCCAGAATCATCCATTACAATGCCGCTAACACCTACAGTTTGACCTGACAAGTTTGTTGACCATCTAAACGCTGCTGTTGTCGAGCTAGGCTGAACCGTAACTGATCCAGCAACTTGCGCCTCAATAGTAATGCCTGTTTGAACAAGTGCATACCCATTAGATCCTGTTTGCATCTCAGAAGCGCTATAGACTCCAGCACCAACAAGAACTCTGTCTCCATCTACACAATCAGCATGAACTGCTGAAAAAGTGTTGTAAGCAGTTGCTTCTGAAAGACCATCAGTGTTATTCCCTGTTTTGTTCCAATACCTATCCGTCATTACTTATTCCTTAATAATTTTAGTATTTCAGCCTGATTAGCCTTTATTTCGTCTCTTGATGCCGCTGCATTGATCGAGTCTTGCTTCAATAAAGCCACATCAGTCTTTAGTGTGTGTACATCGTCCCTCATTTCTTCTGCTACAATTTGACCTTCTTTGATCGCTGTAGTGTTGCTTTCAACCTGACCTTTGACATCCGTCCAAGCCATTAACGCTAATGAAAAAGTTAGAATTATTGTTATTACATTCGCTGGTGTGAACTTCGTGTCAATTTGCATATTACTTCCTTGCTACACCCTTAGACTTCTCATAGCTACGCATACCGCCAAGTCCAAGCATTCCTAGCAAGACTGGCAGCATAGTTTCTAAATCTATTAATGGGATCGATATGTTAGATGAGGCCAACGCTAAGGCAAAGTTAGTCATTGGGATGATTAAGAAGTTAGCCGCCATACCTAAACAGCAAGTCCAGCCTACCGCAGGTCGCCAGCCGCTAACGAATAATGAGTTGTGTTTTGCTTCTGTCTTGTTGATTTCTAGCTGCGCTTTAATTTGCTCATGCGCGTTCTTTTCCGCCATAGTGGCGATCTCATGCGTAAGCTTTCTACGCAAATCAGAGTCGGGAATAGCCTTCTCTAGTAATGATGATATAGGGCCAATTAGGGCTTGAAGCATTACCACTTAACCTTGTCGGCCCAGTAAGCCGCAGACATCTTGCCTTTATTGATGTTCTTCTTATGGCGAGCTTTAAAGGATTTACGCTTTGCCTTCATCTTGTCTGACTCTCCAGCCTTCGCTTTGCCCGCTGTACTAGCGCCCTGTTCGCCAAACCGGATAAGTTTAGATAGAGTGCCTTCTTTAGCAAGAACCACATGGCTTTTAGTCGCATGATCAGGAGTTCTCTTAGGCTTGTTTACGCCTGCAAGATTATGCTTGTCTAGCATTGCTTGTAGAGTTGACATTATCTATTCCTATCTGCGAGCGTAGCGAGCAGCGCGTTAGCGTCATTATTAGACAGGGATTTTAATACTGGGTTTGTTTCCATTGGAGTACCTTGTTTGTACCCGCCTTTTGCAAACTCTATAGCGGCATTTTTATCTTTGCCAAATCTCATGGCATTACCCACTTTCAGGTTTGCCTTTAATGCTTTAAATGGGTCTTCGTACTCTTTTAGCTTCCCGTCTTTCTGCTGTACAACTGTTGGAAATGCGTACCACTCCCCTTTGTACTTTTCTGCCGCCATTCTGTGAGTAGAGACGCTGCCGTTTCTGTTCTCTATAACTGGAGCTTTATCTTTTGAAAGGTTAGCCCTTTGCATAAAGGCTGGATCTTGTAGGTAACGCATACTATTTCCTAGCCGTTGTTTTTT